TAGACGAAAGGATTATTTTATGATTTAATAAGTAGTACCTTGTCTACTCATTTCTTGTTGTATCATCCTTGTTAGATTTGACAACGCTGTTGGGTCAGCCTGTAGGGACTGTAAAGACATTCCACCACCCTGTAATTGAATAGTACCGGTATGATTAACATTAAGGTCATCAAATGTACCTCTCACCACTTCCACCTTCATAGGGTCCGTGTTTGTAACCTCCTTAACATTTACGGGAATCACCGCACTTGGTGTAATTCTTCCATTATTACCACCTGTGCCTCCTGTATTATTACCCGCACCACCTGTGTCATTATTACCTAATAGTGGATTATTAACATTATCAAGTACGTCACGAGCTTTACTTCTAGCATCTGATACCACGTCAACAATATCAGCTCTATCAATCTTAAATACCTCCATTGCCTTTTCACTAATCAACGTTCCAAAAGTGTTCGCCATACCAGAAACTCCGTCAACAGCAAAAGATTCAAATACCTGAGCGAACATAGACGCACCTTCTTTAAAAATATCATCAACACCACCAAATACTTTCGTTATATTATCCTCAGTCAAAACTTCTTTAATGGTCCCACTTATTACTCTTGCCGATTCTGTGGCACCAGTTTCAATGTTAGTAAATGTTTCAGAACCCGCAATCTGAGCGGCTACCGTTCTTGCTGGTTCCTCTAAAAGATTTTGTATCTTTTGTAATACCGTCAGTTGTGACTGAGCAGTCTCTAAAGCCGACATGTTACTTGTTTCTGAACGTTCTGTCAATTCTTTTAACTGTTCTTTATTTAGTTCTGATGCAGAAATAAGTTCAGTAAACGGAATGCCGTCCTCATCTTTTCTTTGGAATGAAAACTTTAATTCACCACCATCAAATTGACCGATATTTGCCAACATTTCTTTGGTCTCATCATCATATCCACCTAAAATATCTAATTGTGATAATGCTTCTTGACGTTGTGCCGATTTGACTGCGGTGTTAGCCAATTCCTCATAATCCATTCCGAGTGCCTGAGCCTGTGCCCTTAAACGTCTCATCTCAGTCGCAGATATAGTGAAATCCCCTGTTCTATCATTGAATGAAACCGCAGCACTCGCAGCGTTAATAATTGATTCTTGAAGACCATCAATATCATTTTGAGCCATATTCATTAATTGGAACGGGTCGGCTAAAGCACCAACAGCACCACCCAACATCTGAAACTCAGCGGCAAGATTAATGGCTTCTGAAGGGTCTAATAATTTACCAGCCAAACTGGTAACATCTGCCATATTAATACGTAAGGCTTGGGAACGTGCAACCATATTAGTAAAACCTTCAACACCATTCCTAAAATTGTACGAGTTGATTAGTTTCACATTATCACCAACGGTTTTTAAGAATTGTCCCGTGTTAAGACCTAAAGACGCTGCCCTCTTACGTGCACTCTCAATTTGTTCCGCAGCTTGTGTAGGTCCAACACCTATTGAATCAAATCCCTCAACTAATGTTGCCATGTCTTCAGAAGTTAGGTTAGTTGCCCTCTGTAATGCGATAAAGTCTTCTAATTGCTGATTAGTTAAGGTAACATTTCTTTGCATCACAGTACCGATAGACGCCATTTGAGTTCCCACTTCAGTAGCACTAACACCTAAATCTGTAAGTCCTTTAACTGTTTGTGAAATAGTTTTTTGCATTTCTTGAGCCGCCTTGGCTCCCTGACCAAACACATCCGCAGTAACTGACTTAGCAGCACTATCAAACTCAAAAATTGCAGAACGAAGGTCTTTAGTATATTGACCCGCATTCCTTAACGCTTCACTTAAGTCCTTAGGACCACTACCACCACTGTCTTGTAAAAACATTTAGATTACTTTTCCTATAAATACCTTATTAAGACTTTTGTCTTCTCTTTTCATTCATCTTTTCCATATCAGTAATGTATTTGTTGATGAAATACTTCCTTTCGAAGGTTGGCATTTTTTGAATATCAGAATATGTGAAACCTAATTCCTTGACACAGTAATAGATTTCATCAAGCATAGCTTGTCTATAATCAGAAGAAAGGACGAAAAAACTCCGCCCCGAAGGCGATACGTGTCGACACCTTTTCTCCTGACGGGGCTACAAAGACACGTTCCAAATCTAATTTTGGTTCCGCACCCTCCATTGTATTACGAATATGTTTAGAATCCGCAATAGGTAAGTTTACAATTGTCGATGCAATATCAGCAGGGTCATTAGAACCATCAAACTCAACAATCATCTTTTCTAATCTTTTTGTAACCACCGGTGCAATTACACCGTCAGGATAAGAATCCCTCATCTTTTGAAGGTCTTGAATGTCTCTCTGATTTAATAAACGACACTTAACGGATTTTTGACTAACAGGTAACATCAACTCAAAAAATCCATCTTGACCCGGTTCAATAGTCGTAGGTTTAATATTCAACTCATCCAATGTAATTGTTTGTTCAAAACTCTTCGTTGTTTTAGGGTCACGTAAGTTGAAGGTGTATTGAGAACCAAATGAAGAGTTTCTTAAGAAGATAAGAATCGCCTCAACATCACACTCCAATAAATCCATAGGGTCAAAACCCGGTTCATAGATTTTATTTCTTAACAATGTCATAACAATATTGTCACCGTTTCTTTGACCTAACAAAGTATTTTCATCCTGAGCGGTAAGATACCCCACCTTAATCGATGATTTACCACTCTTATAAAACTTACCCTTTGAAGGTAACTGTACCACGTCGTGTGGTAAGTCAAAGTCCTGTTGTCCGTATTGTGCTGCGTTATCCATATATTTTAAATTAAAAAACCATAGAAGGTCACCCCTCTATGGTTAAATATAATTCAACTGATTTTATCGTAAATAGTATATTAGTAAACTAAAACACATCTATCTGGACGTAGTGTTGCGGTAATTGTTGCAATACCATCATCACTATACCCTAACGAATCAAAGTTAACGTCAGTTAAGAACGTACCTTGTAAAATCCACTTTTCTACTGCCACACCTGTTGGGTCTAACATTTCCAAGTTGATATTCTTTTTGTAACCCGCAGCATATCCCATACGACCAGTCACAGACTCCGCGTGTAATCTAACCCACTCCATAAGAGCTTGAGATGCAGAAGGACCGATTGGGTCACGGAATGTTACGTTTAATGTGCTCCAAGTAAATCTACCTGCAACATATGTTGAAGTGTTCAAGAACGGAACTTCAACCGGATTGATTGACACTTGAGGACGTGAAGTTGACTCCACATACCAAGAGTTGATACCTAATGATGAATCAAAAGTCATAATGAACCTATTTTTTCTTTTTGGTTCGTAAGGTACCGGCATTTTCATTAATAAATCAGCCATTGTATATTTTTTTAAGTTGTTTTAGTTTATTACTTATAAATAGTTAGAGAAAGAAAAATATTTCTATTTACTTTAAATTAGAAAATATGATTATATAGAAGCTAACTAGAAAATTATACTTCTTTCTTTTCTCCTCCTTTAGTTAAATAAGTTTTTACTGGTTTATCATCTTTATACTCTTTATCTAAAAAATCTTTAATAGATTCAATATTGCCTGGGTCATCATCAGAAAACCCAATCATAGGTACAAAGTTGTTTTTAATATCGTTTTTAAAGAATGCTCTCTGGTTGAGTTTTGAAGACATATCCTTCACATAAGAGATAAAGTTTCTTAAAGCTTTAATCTTACCTTCTTCAGGATTCGCAGCACTACCCTCACCATAAGTCACAGGATGAAACTTTAATAAGTCCAAATATTTTTCAATAATATCATCATCCGTCATCTCATCCTCACCTGCAAAGTCTCTATACTTTCTTAGGTTTGAAATTAAAGATTCCTTATTGATACCTTTGTGATTGGTCATTATCATGTTGTATACTGCGTCTCTCAAAACAGTTGGGGTGTGTCCTCTAGCCGTGATAATTGAGAATATTGAACCTCCATTGATTGCCTCAACAAAGTCATCCCATGAAGGACCAACATCGGCAACCATTGCATCAACAATAAATTGTGAATCACCCTCTACCGTAAAGTTTCTATACGGGTTCTCAGCGTATCCAACAACAGTTTCACCTTTGTATTGGAATGGTTCCTTACCTAAAATCCCACGATATTCTGCGAAATCTTCAGTACCAATACCCATTTCCTTACCTTCATCAGTAACGACCATGATTTGTGTCGGCATATACATTATGTTATCATCCCAATCAAAAGCATAATACTTTAAATCAGGTTTACCAGCATCGTCAAACCCTTCTTTGAGTTCTTTTTCTTCGATATACTCTCTTAATATTGAACGAATCATTATTTTGTCTCGTTTAACTTTTCAATTAATCTTTCCAATTGTTCTTCTGTCAACACAATGTTTTGTGGTTTTTCAGAAAAAGTCTTAACACCGTTGTCCTTGACATTAAGGTGTTCTGTTAACATAGATTTTGTAAACTCCATTTTTTATTTATTTTAAACGTTTAAATAGGCTAATGGGGACCACAATGTAGTCCCCATATTAATTATAAATATACCGAATTAGATATCTTCGAACGATGCTCCTGTTGGAGTTATCAAGAACTCAATATCAATGAACTCAAGTGCTCTTGTCGGTTTCAAGTAAATCTTACCTGTCAATTGGTTGTTGTCCAAATCTTCAGGTGTATTTTCAACTACAACACGGAAGTCAATCAAACCTCTGTCTCTTCTGATAGAGTCTAAGATTGGGTTAACCGCATCTAAGAAGTCTTGTCTTACTTGGTCGTCGTTTTGTTCAAACAATAATCTTACAGCCACCGCTGAGATTAATTTACGTGCTTGTAACAACAATCTTCTTACGTTGATTCTGTCAAGTGCAGACTCTCTAACTTGTAGTGTTTTGTTACCCCAAATTACTGTACCAACATCTGAGAATGTTGCGATTGGGTTCAATCTTCCTTGGTATAGAGTATCTCTATCTTCTTGAGTCAACTTCTTACGTGCTTTAACCGCATTTACCAAACCTCTTGTGTAACCCGCAGTTGCGAACCATGGGAACGCTACGTTGTCAGTTAATGCCAAGTTTTTAACAACCTCCGCCGTTGGTGGAATGTAGATTTGTGTATTGTTAACACTATCTCTTGTTAATATCCACGGGTAGTAAGTTGCAGTGTAGTTAGAGTCAATTCCTGTTTCTTCTAAATTATCAACCGCCCTATCAGGGTAGATAAAGTCTGTTTCAAACGATGAAGTATTAGGTACAAACATATTGTAATCCGCAGTTGTACAAATATAGATAGAATCCGCTCTGTCTGTTTCAATCATATCGATTGCATCTTCAACTAAGTTTGAGTGGTTTACATAATCGATACCTGGTGTTGTGAAGATATTGATGTTAACCGCTTCAGGGTTTTCAAATGTCTTCTGACCCAACAAGTATGCGTAGTAATCAGTGTTAGCCCAATTTTGTGAATCCTCACCTACAGTGATTTGTTTGAACTGTCCCCATCCTGTTGCAGTTGGGAATGATACTGAAGATGCAGCACCTGCCAAGTAACCTGTTCCACCTAAACGGAATGAATCTTGATTTGAACGGAACTCTCTATAGACATCCCATCCGTCAAAACCACCTTTAGCTAATAATGTAAACTTACGAGAGTTTAATTTGTAGTATGGATTTGTTTGTGATGTCGGTTCATCTCTGAACTCAGCGTCACCCACTTCAAATGCCGTAGTACCTGAACTAATATACTGACCTGAGATTGTAACTACTGTTGCTCCTGAATCCATGTGGAAACCTTTAGTTAAGTACGCCCAATCGTTACCTTCAGTTGCGGTACCAATGTTTAATGGGTTTTGTTTACCACCATACATAAAGAAGTCAGAATCGATACCTACAGTATTTGAAATACCTAAGTAAGTCTTTCTTACTTTATCACCAGCACTTCTCGTAGCATTACTACCACCTGAAGTATTACCAAATGGTGGGTTATAAATTACCTCACCTGGTGTGTTATATTTTGTTTTGTATGCAATGAAAGGACTTTTTGCTCCTGAGTATTCTCTCATTACATAACCCTCGAATCCACAAGGAAGTGCGTCTATTGGTGCATCTTCGTCCATCTCTAACATGATGTATTTAGACTTAAGTTCAAACTCACCATTAGATGTACCTACTTTCTTAGCAACATATCCGTTCTCACCTGGACTTAATGTACAGTTTGTGAACTTCTCGATAACTACAGGGTTTGCATCTGTATCGAAGTAATCACGTACAATAATATCAAATGTATTGTTAGCAAATGAAATGTTAGCTATAGATACTTTAATTAAGTTGTTTGCAGTACTACCGTCTGAAATTAGAATGAATCTAAATAATCTATCTACTTTAGAACCTCTTAACTCAGAAACCAGGAATGGTGTTGACGGAGTTTGATATTGTTCTAAGTACCATGCGATTGATGTGTTACCACCGTCATCTTCTCTCGCTGAAGGTAAGTCAATTAATTCACAGTTAAGACCACGAACTTTACCAAGTCTATACCCTTGTGTTAATAATGAGTAATATGATTCTTCAACAAATAATGGGAACTCACTACTTGTTTTACCGAAATTAGTAGAACCAAAAACTTTAGTTAGATAGTTTGTATCTGATAGTGAAAAAGATGTTTTGAACGTGAAGTTATTACCATCACTTGTAACACCTGAGATTGCAAACGGTGAGTATGGGTTTTTCTGAACCGCCGCGTATTCACCTGAACAATCCATTGTTACATCAGTTAAACCTGTAACAGTATAAACTGGACCACCATCATTGTTGTCATTAACACCTCTTGAACGTAAAGTTGCAACAACAACATCATTATATTCAGTGAATGCAGTTGCGGTATATGTTAATACAGAACCACTAACTGTTCCTGTAAAACTACCCGGTGTTGCAGTTCCTGATAATGACGTGATAGCCGCGTTAAATGACATACCCGAATAATTGTCACCTGAACCTGGTTCGAAACATGCATAGTACCAAGGGTCCATTAATGAATCGTCGTAATCCGCAACTGAATTGTATAGACCGTCAACCGATAAGAAGTTATTAGAAGATGAAACTGAATATCCAGCACCTGTAAATGAGTTATAGACTGCGTCTGTAACCACACCCCACTGTGCTCCAGTAGAAGCACTTAATGAATTGTTTAACATAATACTGTGTACAAATGATTGTAACTGACCAGACATTGTTGTTGAGTCACCATTGTATAATTGAATACTATCGTTAATGTAATCACTTAATGGTGCCGAGAATGAACCTGTGAACTCAACAGTACTTGTTGAACCTGTTGAACCAGTAAAGGTAACAGACCATGTAGAGACAGTAGGAGTATCTAATGTTGCAGGGTCTAAGTTTGCTTGAGTTGTGATAGACCAAGACGGACCCGCATCATAACCTGATAAACCTAAAACTCTTGTAACAAATAATTGATTAGATTGTTGTAAATATGCTTTTGCGATGTACGCAGCTTCATATTTTGGAATCTGTGTGTTAACGTATTTCGTAGGGTTGGTACCTCCGAAGTAAGCTTGGAACTCGTCAAAGTTAGTGATGAAAATAGGTTCGAAAGCTGGACCTGTTAAAGTCTCACCAACAACACCCATCGTTGTTACACCAACACTTTGAGCTACGAAACTTAAATCTCTTTCGGATGTATAAACACCTGGTGAAACGAAGACTTTGTTTGAACTTGCCATGTTTTTTTAATTTCTAAAGTTTTATTTTACATATAAATATTTAGAAAAAACCCAAAAAACATTTACCACAGAGGTATATTTATTGATTAGGCAGTATTTTTTCTGCCTTTTTTCTACCTTATATTATGAAAGAGATTAAAAATATTAAGATATCCACAGAGGTTCACTCAACACTAAAAGAATATTGTGAGGACAACGGACTAAAGATGTATAAGTTTTTAGAGAAGTTGATTATGGAGAAATGTTCCAAACCAAAAGACATTTACGGAGAATAATTAGAGTAACTTCGCAGTGGTAAAAATAGTTGCCTCACCCGCATTATCTTTAACCGCAACAAACCTGACTAAGTCATTTGTGTTGACCTGAATCTTACTGAGGTCATCACCAACATAGTTGTCATTTATATAGACTGAAAAACTATCAATATTATTGGATTCTGTAACTACCAAATCCGCAGTATACCCAAATCTTTCACTTAGTTCAGTGTTACCACTAACAAACAACAAATCAACATCAAACTCATTTGGGTTTTCAGGTTGAGGGTTAACCTTTCTTGATTTATTAAGTAATGGGACCTCTAACATTGTTAAAGTTCTACTAATACCTGGACTCACCTCAAACTCCTCTTCATCCATCAAGAAACCTAACATGGTAAAGTTATAGTTTTGAATATAATATTTTCTACGGTCGATATCTAAAACCGACTCATCAGAAATATTATTTAAAATGATTGGAATATAGTGACCCTTAATATTTGTGTACGCCTGTCTTGAAGCAAACTTTTGTAAAACATTTTTATTAAACTCATTCAATCCTCTCATCCTGTTTACAAAAATCTTAACATCGTAAGTTATATCAACAGGTATTGGTTGAGGTATCTTATATACATCCACACCTTTTCTTTGACCATCCCATGTTGGAACCTTTGCATAATAGAATTGTTTTCTATTTGGTATGGTATACTGTAACGATGGGTTTGAACCATAAGGAACCTCAGGTTGTCTAACCGTAGTTACAAATGGAGGTTTAACATTTTTATCAATATCTTGAAAGTTCCATGTTTCAGTAAACTGTGACCAGTTTTGAGTTGTTATGATGATATCCACAGCAGGTACAACGTTACCATCCATGAATGTTTTTAAATCCTCTTTAACAAAGTCTAACATTCCACGGTCCAAATCTGCATGACCAATACCTTTAGGTAAATAAGTCCCATTCTCCTGGATATCATCCAAAAGTTCCCTTCTTCTATCAAACCCAAACTTTTTAGGTATTAGGTCCAAAGTCTTTTTTATCTTCTTCGGTAGTGCCATTAGATTCCGTTGAACTCATCATTTGTGACCGGCGATGCAGTGATACTGCGGTAATATGGTTTATAACCACCATATGTGTGCCTGTTATCCGAGGTGATACGTCCGTCGTCAACAACAGAGTAGTATCTAACCTTATCTTCTTTTTCATAATAACCAATGTAGTCTCCGAACTCAATGTCAACACCCATCTCTTCTAAGTAAGATTGATAGATACCTACTTTGAGGTTACCAGGTTCAACTTGTCCAATTCTTGAACCACCCATAAACGCATTTGTTGGTGCTTCAATCTGAACATAACCTTTTAGTTCCACAGGTGCGTGATATTGTACCCCTTCGGAAACCACCTCACCATAAACATCATCTTTTTTTGTTCTTTGTTTGTCTACACGATATAATACGAATGTAAAGTTCATATCCCCATGTAGCCATTCTTGACCCATGGATATGTCTAAATCGAAGTCTTCATCTGAGAAGAACTTATTTAATCTTGTAATTGGAACCTTTCTTTGACTCATCATATTGATAAATATCTATAAATTGATTATATTTAAAGGTATTTTAATTGTATGGAAGAAAATAAAGTAGTATCTAAGGTACCTGAAATAAGAGCAACTCGTATTTTAGAGGATTACGAAGGGTACAACAATTACATATTGTCATTAAAGAAAAAAATGCAAGTTAAAAAGCATTTTAAAATGACTCGTGCTCAAGCCGACTATATTATCGACTTCCACGACATCACCCCTAAGGTTGCAAGAAAGTGGGTTGAATTAGATGAATATTTTGGTAATAAGATGAAAGATGAAAAACTTTTACCTAAACGACCAACTCAAATATATGTTGAAAAAATCTTAATAGAAAAGGATAAATCCTTTCACATTTACGGAAAACTTTTTGAGACCGAGGAACTGTATGACTTTTGGATACCCAAAGCCGCGGTAATTCAAAATAAGGAAAAGAAAGTTGAAATTGATTATACTAAGTACGGTCATCGTCCACCATTAGAACATCAAAAATTGGCAATTGAAAAATTGGTCGGTAATGAAAAATACATTTTGGCTGATGATATGGGTTTGGGTAAAACCACTTCAACGGTTATCGCCGCTTTAGAAACAGGAGCAAAGAAGATTCTAATCATCTGTCCTGCGTCTTTAAAGATTAACTGGCAAAGGGAGATTGAAAATTACACTGATAGACCCACATCCATTGTTGAAGGAAAGAAATGGGAATCTGCAGATTTTATGATAATCAATTACGATATCCTTAAAAACTTCCACGACCTAAAGAAAGTTAAAGAATCCGTATCACTTAAAGAAGGTTTTGATTTAGTGGTAATTGATGAAGCACATTATATACAGAACAAACAAGCTCAAAGAACAAAAATTGCAAATGATATCTGTAAGAAAGTGGGTAAGGTTTGGTTATTGACGGGTACACCAATGACTTCTCGACCTATTAACTACTATAATCTTTTAGACTTAGTAGATTCACCCGTGGCATATAATTGGATGGCATACGCTATTCGTTATTGTGAGGGTTATCAATTTAATGTTGGTAACAGAAAGGTATGGAATGTTACAGGTGCAGCAAACCTAACGGAACTTAGAGACAGGACAAAGAGTCACGTACTCAGAAGATTAAAAGAGGATATATTAGACTTACCTGACAAAATATTAACACCCGTTTACCTAAGACTCAAATCAAAACAATACGAGGCATTAATGGGAGAATACTTTGATTGGTATGAAAACTCAGAAGAATCATCATCGTTAACTGTACAATTCTCAAAGTTGATGAAAGTCAGACAAATCATCGCAGAAGAGAAGGTTAGAGACACTATTGAGATTGCTGAAAATGTTTTAGAACAAGGAAAAAAAGTAATCATATTTACAAACTTTACCGATACCTTGAATCAGATTAAGTCCCATTTTGGAAAACAAGCGGTTGCATTGGACGGTAAAATGTCTAAACCCGCAAGACAACATTCTGTTGATGAGTTTCAAAATAACGATAAGGTCACCGTATTTGTTGGGAACCTAAAAGCCGCAGGTGTTGGTATTACATTAACCGCAGCGGAAGCGGTAATTATGAATGACCTATCATTTGTACCATCGGACCATTCTCAAGCCGAAGACCGTGCATATAGATATGGACAAAAATCCAACGTATCTGTATTCTACCCAATTTTCGATAATACCATTGAGGGTGTTATATATGATATTTTATCAAAAAAGAAAAATGTCTTTGAAACAGTTATGGGTGACAATGAAGACAAAGGAAACGTAATCGAGGAAATATTAAATAGTATAGCAAGAAGGTAACTTTTTAGCATGTCGTGTTATTTATAGGGAAACACAAAACTTATGAAGTTTACAAAAAGCCAAAAAAGAATTGAAGAGATTACAAGTAAAATCAAAGATTCAGAAAAAGTAGAAATTATCAAAGAAGATAAAAAAGAAGTAAAAAGAATAACGGCAATTAAATTACCGTATTCATATTCTTCAGTGAGTCGATTCATAGACAAAGAGACCATGAACGTTCACTACAACCAACATTATAAAGGGTATCTTAAAAATCTTAATAAAGCGTTAGAATCTATTAAGGATAAGGATATGGACCTTGAATTATTAATGAAAGGTATATCGAGATACAATCGAACAATCCGAAATAATGCAGGTGGTGCTTACAATCACGAATTATTTTGGCAAATGTTATCACCAAAAGAACAACAACCTAACGGTCCTGTTTTAGACAAAATTAAGAAAAAGTTTAAGACTTACGAAAACTTTAAAAAGGAGTTTAAGAAAAAAGCATTAGGACAATTCGGTTCAGGTTGGGTATGGTTAGTACTCACAAAAAATGGTGATGTAAAAGTAATGACCACATACAATCAAGATAACCCATTAATGAATGTGGTTAAAGATGGTGGTTACCCACTATTAGGTTTAGACCTATGGGAACACGCATATTACTTGAAATATAAGAACAAAAGAAATGAATACATCGACAACTTCTTTAAAGTAATTAATTGGTCCTTTGTCAACAAACAATTTGACGAAAAACAAAAAGGTAAAATTAATGAGAGTAGAGTAGTTAAAGGACTTATTAGTGAGGGTGTTTCAAGTGGTTGTTCACCAAAACAAGTTAACACATATAGAATGGTGTTCAATAGAAATCCAGGTGTTAAGAAGAAGTTTATGTACGCCATTATGGATATCTTAAAAGAGGTTTACTCTGAGTTCCATTATGAGAAAAATCAATACGCACAGGGTCAAATGTCAGGAATCTATGATTTTGAACAACCAGGTCGTTCAGTTATTAATAAATTAAATACCAACTATTCCGCGTTCTGTATTTTAGTAAATGATTTAAATGTTGTTTTAAAACATTATGGACAAAACCCACTAAACTTCGTAGGTAAAACAGACCAAGAACAACTTAAAGAGGTTCAAAGAATGATTGATATTATGGTCCAATTTAGACATAGAATATTTAATCAGAGTTCGGCAACATTCCAAACAATTATGGCATCTTTAGATAAGTCAAATAAGTTTGGAGATGAAAAAGAATTGAAAGCGGTTGTTAATATGAAAGACATATTTAATACGAAAAAAGTTTTTAAAGTAGGAGAACTTGGTGGTAAGGACGATATGATTGGAGGTATTGATGCAACTGTTGAGGTTGACGGTCAAACAAAAAGTATCCAAATCAAACCATTCAACGGTACTGAAGAAGAAGATGAAAGAATAACAGTATATGGTTCGGGTAACGTAAAACCTTACTCAACCGACTATATCGCTTTCCATAGTGATTCGAAAGGTACAATGGTATTCTTAAATGATGATACCAAAATAGTTAATGGTCGTTACACATTCCCTAAGGATAGTTTAATCAATCCGTAATAAATGGTAATATTTAGATATTTATAATAAAAGTCTGCAGATGTCGATTATTATAGAACCACAAAGAACTAAGTTATATACGAGAATCCGTCACTTATTAGGTGCTCCGATTAGGGGTATCGAATTAGAAGATGAGATGATGGACTCTCTATTGGAGTTATCCGTTGAGGACTACTCTCAATATGTCAATGACTGGTTAATTGAGGCTCAATGGACATCATTATACGGTCTTAATCAAGATACTCAATCAGTTGCAAAAGCACTTATTACTCGTTCATTAGATTGGGAAACTCAATACACTTATGCTTATTCTAAAATTGTTGGTCTACAGGCCGGTGGAGATTCAGTATTGAAAAAAGATTATATCGACTTAAAGAAAAACCAACAAATATACGAAATACCTGCTGGTCGTGAACTTAATGAGTTACTATGGTTTACACGTGCAGAGTTAGACGCTGCGTTCTTCGACCCATTTATGGGTGGATTCGGAGGGTTTGGAGGTATTGGTCTTGGTGGTGGTGCCGGTTTCTCACAAATGGGAGGACAGGGTAACTACTTCGTAACACCCGCATTTGATATCTTATTAAGAATGCAAGATATTAATATTAAAAGAAGACTTATCGGTGGTGAGTTAACATATAGAGTAACCGCACTTCCTGAAGGTAAAAAGGCACTTCACCTGTACAACGTACCTGGTGGTAAGTTTGATTTTGGTAATATGGCAAATAACGAATACCGTGTATGGTATTGGTATTATGAAACTGACGACAGAGAAAGTTGTTTAGCCGAAAACCCCGATATTGTTCGTTTACCTTCAGATGTAAACATGGACAATCTTAGATGGGATGAACTTAACTCACCTGCACAGACTTGGGTCCGTAGATGGTTCACAGCGTATGTTAAAGAAACATTAGGTCGTGTTAGAGGTAAGTTCAGTGGTAACTTAAAAACTCCTGATTCTGAATTACAGTTAGAATATGATTCACTATTAAGTGAAGCTAAAGATGAGAAGTCTAAGTTAGAAGAGGAATTAAAATTGAGACTTGAAAGACTTCGTCCTGATAAAATGATGGAAGTTAAGGCAAATCAAGCTGAGAGTCTTAACAAATCACTACAGTTTAGAGCACTTCCACGTCAAATATACATTATCTAATATGGCGATTTTTAAATCTTATCCCGTAATAAAAATTGTTAACGGGAAAGAAGTGAGGACCTCAGATTCAATAATCTTAACTAACGAAAGTTACACCACTAATGGTGAAGCTGCAATCATTGTGAAAAATGTTGAACAATGTGTCGTCACTTTAGACGAAACCACAACAGACCACATTACAATCAAATCGATGACTAACGTTATCATCAAGAGTGATAAACTTATTGATGACGAATATAATCAGATTGAGACTGAAAGAGGTGCGTCTGTTGAACTTCGTTTCTTAGGTCAGGGTTGGTACATTATGTCGTCTGATGGTTTAAAGAACTCATAATCTTAAGGTTCTTTTCTACATACTCAGTATCCACCAAATCCATAGTATCTTCTAAATACATGTAGTACGGGTTAATACCCACTTTGTTCCAGAAGGTTACCTCAGTATCTGAAAGAGTTAATACCTCATCCAAATTATCTTGGTCACCATCTCTACGCGGATATCCTCTTACCAATTCCGTTTGTGTCTTAGTAAAGAAAGGACGGTCCTTAGGGTCTTCAATTAAAATCTCAGGTCTAATCTCAGGGTCAAAGACAACCAATAGAGGTTCAATACGTTTGTTAAATGATGCCAAGTAACGAGGGACATTGTATTCACCCAACATATCAGGTGTCTCAGTAATCATCTTCTCATCAACGTGATAACAGTTTAGTACAATCTCCACACTATCAGGTGGCATCGGTTTACCATGGTCTACCGCGTATTGTCTCTTCTCAGCGGCAGTTGCATTCCATTTGTTTTTCTTCTGTACATCACCGTGTGACTTTTTCTCACCATTATTAACGTAGTAGATTGTATCACCTAAACCAATCGGTAGGTTATGTTTCATTGCCAACTCCATATGTGCTTGACGAGACATGAGTGAACCTGATTTGGTTCTTTTGGTCATATGTTTTTTATACTCAACAATACTTTGTTTTACCCTCGCTTTGTTGGCAATCTTAGAGATTGGAATCTGCATATCATAAATCTGTTGAACATAGTCGTAGTAGTGTTCTAAGAACTCATGACCTTTACCGTCCAATAACATTCTCAAGCCTTTATCCAAAAACTCAGCAACATATGTTGGTAACTTCTTAGACTTAATGGTGTTACCCGTTAGTTTTACTTTTCCTGTGTCGGTAAGAAGTGCATAGTTTTTACGAGCCACGTTAATTGTTGACGGCCAAACACCATCAGTATCAAGACCCATCTCACCCCTCATAAAGATATCGTTATACTCGGCAACATCGGCTTCAGTACCATAATAGGTTTTACCTTCTTCAACCAAACCATTAAGTCCTTTACCGACATAAGTATGTTCTTCACGACCAGGAGGGGATGAGAAGTTTACACCATCCGTATCCATTACCAACGCTTTGTAACCACGGTCCATAAACCACATAATCATCTGACGTAGGTATTGACGACCCGTACAGGTAATCTGTTCACCCATATCCATATCACCCCAAGGGAATACGTGAGGTGCGGATAATGAACCGAAGAATGCGTTAATGAAAATCTTAATCGGTAACTGTTTACGGTTGTACTGAGATGATAGTTTAGGGTCCGTAGAATAGTAATCGGCAGCTAACTTCTTGTACTTAATACGTGTATCACGGAAATACTTCAACATACTCTTCATTGCCCCTGTAACATCACATTTAGGGAATACATCGTGTACCAACTGAATGGACGGATATAGTGAGGAGTAATCGAGTTTTAGTACGTTGGTTGAATATCCGACAGCTAGTAGACGTGACAAACCACCCGTAAATGGTCGTTTTTCTCCTTTCTTAGGGATTGCAAGTCCGTGTTTGTATGACCACGAAGCCATAATCATTTTCCATAACGTTGCAGTACCCATAGTCGATAGACGTTCGTAAGTTGTTGGTACTAACTTTGCAAGTAAGAAGTTTGCTTGATTGAACTCCTCATCAACTACCATCGTTTCATAGATATCATCGTACAGGTATCTTTCGATAATGTAGTTACCGTTTACCTTTTCATAATGACCAGGAAACCTCTCCATTAGGTTTTCCGTACCAGGTGCTCCGACCTCTTTATATTTACCTGACTTCGGATTGAAGTAGTAGTCCTTATTATCAAAATAGATTTTACCAATCTTATCACCCTGAACATAGACACGATTCTCTTTCTCAGCTCCAATAAATTGGGTGATATACTTAAGACCCCAACTCTTAATGTCTGAGTTGATGGCTTGTGCTCTACGAACTGCATGTGCAATATCCACAACATTATACCCCCACATCTGAGTTTGGATATAATCTTCCATCTCATTAGCAAGTTTAAGGATACCGTCCTTTTGTCTAAAATTGACTTGAGGATTAAGTGTTTTAATAATCTTCTTTGGGTCCAATCCTAAAATCTCCGCTCTACGGATAAGGAATGGAAAATCAAAGAATGCGGAGTTGTACCCACCGATAAGTGTTGGTTTAAGATGATTGATAATATCGAAGAACTCGATGATGAGTTTTCTTTCTTCCTCAGGATTCTCCGCAGATAATACTTTCTCATATCCTTTATTATCTTTCATACCAATAAGGAATATCTCACTCTCCTCAGGTGAAAGACCTGTGGTCTCAATATCGAATACGAAACGGTGAACCTCATCGTATTCATCAAACCCTTTAAAGAGTCGTTTACCTTTCTGACATAAGTATTGTTCTGTCGGAGGTAGAATCATAATGTGTTCAGAGTTTCCTCTTTCCCACGGGTCTAACCCACCTCCTTTAAAGAAGTTTACTAAGTTTGAATAGGTCTTTGTTGTTTTGACAATATACTTTAGACCTTGTTCCATTCTCTCATCACCATGAGTATCTAACTTTTCAATAAGAATACCGTGTGTTGACATTGCTTCTTTCTGTGCCGCCTTTGAACCACGATAAAAGTTTTTACCATGAAGGTCACCAACCCAAGCAAATGGAATAAATGAATCTGTTTTTATTTGTTTACCCTGAATAGGGTCCTGTATGACTTTAAAGATTTT